ATGGTTTTTGGTGTCCTAAAAGATATAAAGCAAGGTGAAAACCGTGTTATCTGCACACCCATAGAGGTAGCAGCTATTGTTAATTCGGGACATACTGTGTTGGTTCAGGCCGGTGCCGGTGTTGGTGCGGGATTTCACGACGAAGCCTATCAAAAAGCAGGTGCGGAGCTCTGTGCAGAAGCTAAGGAACTTTGGAACCGCTGTGATTTTCTGGCCAAGGTCAAGGAGATCGAGCCGTCGGAATACGGATACCTAAAGGAAAATCAGATGATTTATTGCTGTGTCCATCCTGCAGGACATCCGGAGGAGGTTCAGGCGCTGTTGGACAGCAAGTGCATTGCTATCACTGCAGAGGATAGCCATCGTTACGGTTCTCCCAACTGTGAGGCTGCTGGCAAACAGGGTGCACTGTTTGGTTTGGAATCCATGCTGACCATTAACGGCGGCAAGGGTAAATTTGTTGGCGGCTTTGCCGGCGCGCCGGGCATGAATGTGCTGATCATGGGTGGCGGCATGGTTGGTCAGGGGGCTCTGTCTGTGCTCCATGCACTGGGTGCCAATGTAACTGTTATGGATATCAATCCCGGTCTACTTCGCACCTTGTGCAGCCAGTATCAGAATAAGATCAATACTATGTACTGTACTCAGGAAGCCATTGCTTCCGTGCTGCCCCAGATGGATATGGTGTTAAACTGTGTCAAGTGGCCCAAGCAGCGCAAGGATTTTCTGATCACAAAAGAGATGTTGAAGCTTATGGAACCCGGTTCTGTCCTTGTTGATATTTCCAATGATGATCCCGGTGCCATTGAATCCAGCCATGAGACTCACCACGATAACCCCCGATATGTTGTTAACGGCGTGGTTCATTACTGTGTATCAAATATTCCCGGCGCTGTAGCCCACTCTACCTCGGTGGCGTTGGCCGGAGAGACATTGCCTATGCTGCTGAACATCCTGAACAACGGCTTGGAGGAGGCCTGTGTCCGTGACGGTTTTATCCGCCGCTCTTTGACTGTATACAAGGGATATTTGACACACGAGGAGACTTCCGGCATTCAGGGACGCCCCTGGATCAAGCCTGAAGATATTCTGGGAATTGCAGACCGCAGGCTGGATCCTGCACCTCCCGCTACTATAACAAAGAGCAACAATTTCATCACCTTCTGCAAGTAAGAGTTATCATTTGATTTCCAGTCTTGTATTACCAATAGAAAAAGCCACCCTAATGGGTGGCTTTTTCTATTGGTGGAGCTGGAGAGCCCAAAAACGAACTCCTCAGCATCCGCCTCAATGCCTTCCAGGAGGCTATCTGTAACCTCCACGGGCTTATCACTGGAATTGAAAATCACGGTGAGCCGTCCGTCATCATACAGGTATATGGCATTTACCATAACGGCTATCAATGCCCGGCGGTACACCACATCATTGATGTCACCACCCCGGAGGCCCTTGAGAAAGAAAGTGATCTCCGGCTCTGTGAGGTCCAGGCACTTGGCCTTTTCAATAACCATCTGGCGGTCAATCCCCTCAAGGCTGGCCTCCAGCTTTGCTATTTCCTCAAGCAGTGTTTCTGTGGCCTTGCCGAACTTGAGCGCATCAACCAGGTTAGCCTTTTGCTTTTCGGTGTCCCGGCGCAGCTTGTCCAGCCGCTTATAGTCACCGCTCTCCTTTTCTTTTTCACATAGGGCAGCAACCGCCTGGGCAATCTTGGAAATATTTTCATCTGTGAGCTGTGCACGGGCCAGCTCAACCACCCGGTCCTCAATGAGGTCCTTTTGCACATTCTTTTTGTCACACAGCTTTTTCTTTCTGCCGTTGCAGGTGTAGTAATTATGGATAGCACCTGTTTTGGAGGTGCCGCTTATCCCGGTCATCATCTCTTTGCAGTGCCCGCAAAACAGCTTTGTTGTCAGCAGGTACTCCTCTTTTGCTCTCGCTCTGGCGGGAGCTTTTTTGTTTTTCTCCATCATTTCAGCCACCTTGAAAAATAGCTCATCTGAAACTATGCGGGGGATGCCGCCGGGCGTTTCTGTACCCTTGTATGTGTAGATGCCTATATAGCGTTTGTTTGTCAGCATCTTCCGCAGAGAGTTTTTATTGAACTCAGCGCCTGTGGATGTTTTGATCTGGAGCCGGTTGAGCTCAGAGGTGATCTGGGCCACAGTCATGCCGGATGCGTACATCTCAAAGATTTTGACAACCGTGGGGGCTGTGTTTTCATCAATCTGGTAGTGCTTGGTTTCATCCACTCTGTACCCCAAAGCCGGGTGGCCACCTGTGGCCAGGCATTTTGCACCGTTGATGTCCATACCCCGGCGGATTTTCTGGGCCAGCTCTGCGCTGTAATACTCAGCCATTCCCTCCAGCACGGCCTCCATAAGCACGCCGCTGGCATCGGCTGTAATGTTCTCACGGGCAGAAACTACCCGCACACCGTTCTTTTTGAGCTTTTGCTTATTCACTGCGCTGTCATATCGGTTGCGGCTGAAACGGTCCAACTGATAGACCAAGATCACCTCAAAGGTATGCTTTGCGCTATCGGCAATCATGCGCTGAAAGTCTGGCCTGTCATCTGTCCTGGCACTGATGGCACGGTCAATGTATTCTCCAATAACGGTGTACCCCTCCCGCTCCGCAAAGGCGTAGCAAGCCGCAAGCTGTCCCTCAATGGACTGCTCCGTCTGGGAGTGGCTGCTAAATCTTGCGTATATTACGGCGGGTATCATGTGGTATCACCTTGCTTTCGTTATAACAGCTCCGCCTCCAGGCGTTTTTGGAGGTATTCAATTCTCTTTTTATCCGCATCGGCCAACACGCTGTGGATGAGCTCCGCCAGCCGGGCATATTTGATTTCTTTCCGCACGTCCGGGTCATCGGGGTCCTCTGCTCTTGAAATATAGAACAGATCACCGTCTGGGCCCTCTCCTGCGTTAAAGCCAGAGGGAGCAATGTGGAGCCCAGCCTCAGCAAGAGTTGCACAGATCAGCTCATACTCATCCTCTGGCTCACTGGTGCTGACCAGCGCATCCACCGAAACATCAAGTATATTTGCAATCGTCTTTAAGACATCAATATCCGGGCGGCGTTTCCCAAGCTCATACTGCTGGATGGTGCCAGTTGCCAATCCCAAATTTGCTGCCAGCTCTTTCTGGGTCATCTTTTTGGCCTTTCTGGCGGCTGCAATTCTTGGTCCCAAAACCATATAAATCACCTCATTATGCAGTATATCATGCCTTTTCGAATTTGGCAATCAAAAAGAATACGAAAATATACTTGACACACTCGTTGTGAATATGTTAGTATATGGACACAATCAATATGATTGTGTTTTTGCTTTGGAGGTGAGCGTATTGAAAGCCAACAAAAGAAAGCTGGAGCTGGCAATGGCCCGGTCCTGTATGAATACTGCTGATTTGGTTTCTGTGGCCGCAATGCCAGAGCCCACGGTTAAAAAGGTTTTAAGCGGGCGTAGTGTCCGCCCCGGTACTCTGGGACGAATTGCAAAGGCCCTGGGTATTGACCCTGCGGAGCTTGTTGATACAGAGGAGGAATGACCATGCAAAAGGCAACTGTAACCTTGTCAAATGACCAGGCCAGCGCCATTGCAGCCGTCATCTTTCCTGCCATTAAAGGCTACATTGCGGAGCACCGTGAGGAGTATGAGGCCTTTTTGGTGGAGTGGAACAAACGCAAGGAGCAGCTTGGGGGTGTGAGCGCATGATGGAGCAATCAACAACTGCTGTAATCATTGACAGCCTCAGAGAATTGGCCCTGCGCTTTGAAATTGATGCGGCGGCATACGCCACGCTCAACAGTCGGGAGGCTGCGCTGCTGGCAGAGGAAATGCTGGAGAGGGCTGATGGCCTCCGCCGCCTGGCTAACAGTCTGGAGGAGGCACGGCTCCGGAGGGGGCGCACATGAAGCTCAATATAGATGCCATGGACCGGCTCATGTGGCTCAAGGGGCTCAACGGCAAAGAACTGGCCAGAAAGGCCGGTATATCAGCGCCGCTGCTTTCACGGATAAGATCACGGGGCACCTGTAACCCCACAACAGCAAGAAAGCTGGCCAGGGTCCTTGGTCAAGAGATCATCAACCGAGATAACAATAAAATTGATGCAAAAACAGTTGCCCAGTGGCAGGACAACTATGAAAAAGCTGTTGCAGAAATACAGCAAGCGCAGGTTACCCAGATCAGAGAGGAAATAGCCACAGAGCCGGACAAGTATGAGCGCATTATCCTTGATTTTATTGACGAATTTATCCCTATTGACTGGCACCGATGGCCAATGTTCCGCCGCCTCTCATTCTGGGCCGATAAAAAAGCCTCCAACAAGCTGATGGAGCGTGACAAGGTGTGTGCCGCAGAGGTTTGGTGTGAGGCGTTAAAAAGCCCGTTGCAGTCCATGACCAACCGGGACACGATGCGTATTAACTCCATAATTGAAAAGGCCCCGGACTGGCACAAGTCTGAGAAAGCAATGCGCTTTGGCCCCTATGGTGTGCGCCGGGGATTTGTAAAGCGTAACAAACCCCGATAAATGAAAATTCCTGTTACAAAAAATTGCTTGTTTGGGCCTGGAAATCTAAGGTTGTTACATCCCCAAGTAAAAGTGGGCAGAGCGGGAACATGTTACATTGTTCCGCCAGATGTTCCACACCGCAAACCATTGCAAATACAGGGTTTTTCAGTATTTCAGATAATTGTTACAACATCAATACCTTAGAGTTAAAAAATATAGATTTCATATAATTTATATAATTTTTTGTAACAATCTAATTTCTATAAATTATATAAATCCTATGTTTTTATAATTTGCGGCGCACCGTTCCGGCGGCCAAATGTTCCGCCAGATGTTCCGCAGAAAGGGGGAGCGAATGACACAGCAGGAAAAAGCCAATGAGGTGCTTGACCAGCTTTTCCGCATAGAGCGAAACGCCAGAGTGGGCCTATCGGAAAAGTTTCTCCGGGCCTACGCTCTTCGAAAGTGGGTTGCCCCAGGCGTGCAGTTGTCCGCTGATGTGCTGATTTGTGAGATCAACAAGAGAGTGTGGATGGGCTCATTTATGAGGTACAAGCGGGGCTCTGAGTGGTATTACAGGCCCAACAGGCACCGGCTTAGCTATCGAAAAAAAAGAAAGACAGCCGGGGGTAACTTTGGCGAGCTGCCCCGACTGTCCAGACACCAAACCCACAGGGGGCTTGATTGAAATATTATATCATGCTCCCTGTCCGCTTTCAACTGACAGGAGAAAATTATGGAATACAGTTGGATAAAAGAAAATAGAGAGGCCCTTGGTATGAGCCAATGCGCCCTTGCACGGGCAATAGATGTGGGATCATCTACTGTTGGAAAGTGGGAGGCTGGGGCCACACCACCCTCTGTCCAGCTCTGGCCCCGTCTGGCAATGTTCTTTGAGGAGCACGGCCTGGAAGTCCCAGATATGCCGGATGATCTCCCAAAGGCAAAAAACAAACGCCGCAACGGCGCAACAACTCCGGCCAAGCTGCACGAAATGCGCCTTTCTGCGGGGATTTCTGTGGCCGCTTTGGCTCAGATGGTTGGTGTAGATCGCCACTCAGTCAGCGAGTGGGAGCGGGGCATAAAAACTCCCTCCCAAAAGAATATATCTGCGTTAGCTGCTTTCTTTGATTGCTCACCAGATGAGCTTGGCTTTCCCTACATATCCAATGGTCTAACGGTAAAGGAGCGCAATGCCCTCATGCTGGAATACCTGGAGGACATCAACAAGGCCTGTTATGGTATGCGGCGGCTGATGTACGCATCCAGAACAGAACAAGAGGACGCACGGCAGAGTGCGGCGCTGGCCGTCCTTGAGGCCTTGGGCCGGGCAGATACACCGCAGGACAGCGAAAAGCTCAAGCACTACATATTTTCCACCATCAAAGGGAGCCTCCTGCAAAGCGTTAAGCGCACAAATGACCGTGGGTTTTCCGCCGTGCCTTATGGTCTGTACCCGGATGTAATATCCTTTGAGTGCCTAATGGTTTCTCCGCTATGAAAAGACGGCGTGAGATCAACACCGGCACAGCCGCACGCATCAAGGCCCGGCGGCTGGAGCTGGGCATCACCCAAGAGGACTTGGCGGAGTTGATTGGCCGTTGTGAGCAGAGCATCCGGCTCTACGAAAATGGACACCTGGGTGTGTCCCCTAAGATGCTGGAGGTGCTGGCGGCGGCGCTGGACACAACAGCGGAGTATCTGGGAAATGGGTAAATTTCAAGTGTTAGCAAATGTTAGTTTTCCACAGCAAAAAAGGCCACCTCATGGAGAGGCAGCCCCTTTAGGTCTGGGTGTTCTGTTGCAAGACTATTCTACCAAAAGGGGGCAGATTTTGCAATGACTAATGAGGAATTGGTTGAAAAAATCCAACAGGGAGAGCGTGATTTGCTCCCGCAGCTCTGGGAACAGGTTGAGCGGTTTGTGAGAAAATTGGCTTGTGAGCGTGTTGAGTTTCGTGCTGATGGTGCAGCTCTTGTGCGTGGTGTCACAGGCCTGGAGCTGGATGATCTAATGCAAGCCGGTTACATAGCGTTTTTGGAAGCTGTTGACCGTTTTGAGCCGACACATGATGCGCTATTTTTGACCTTTTTGGGCTTTTATCTTAAAAAGAATTTCAATTTTGAGGCGTATGCGGCCTCTGGTCAATCCAGATATATAAACCAGATAGCCCGTGATCTTAAGAGATCAGAGGCTTTGGGCTTAAAGCTAAAATCTCAAGACCAAGCAATGATTGATCGGTTATATAACACATCAAGCCTAAATGCCACAATAAAAACCTCAGATGGTGACGCAACTGAGATAGGTAATTTTATCGCAGACCCCAATGACCTCATAGGAGATGTTGAAGAGCGCATATACCAGCAGCAGCTCCATGCGGCTCTGGAGGAGGCACTGGGCCATCTATCAGAAAACCAAGAGAAAGTTATCCGCTTGAGATTTTATCAAAACCTCACATTGGACGAGGTTGCTGAAAAGTTAGGAGTTTCACGGGGAGGCGCGGCCCTGCTTGAGGAAAAAGCCATCCTTGATCTTAGAAAACCGAGAGTGTCAAAGGGCCTGGAGAGCTTTATTGAGCGTTGCACCCAAAAGTATGTGCAGCAATATGTTGAGGAGCGCACCCCCTATTACATGCGTATTGGCGTTGATACATTCCACAGCAGCGGAGAGAGTGCTGTGGAGCGCATTGTGTTCAGACGGGAGCAGTTGGAGCAAAATGCTCTGGAGCGCATTGCCCGCCTCAGAGAGCAAAACCAGATCAGAGAGGAGAGTGTCAAATGATAAAAGGCCGGTTTACCGTTGAAAAGACAGCCCAGGGTGACCGGGAGCTTGAGGCTCTGGTCCGGCTGCTGGCTCCAATGCTGGAGCCCCAGGGTGGCCGCATCAAGGTCAAGGAGGATGACACCAGATCATACACCCATGTGTATGTTGACCTCTGTGCCCCAGAGAGAACAGAGAAAAAATATTTATAAATTTTCTGTTCAATGATGGGGTAGGGTGCTACAATTATTCATAGCAAGTACCCTCCGCACGATTGTGCGGGGAAGCTGTGCGGGGCGAGTTGATGACTTTCAGTGGTCTCCTCCTTTCTTTGCAAGCGTGGGAAAATGGTTGGCTGCCATTTTCTCACGCTTTTTCTTTTTGCCCAAAACCATTGAGGAGGTGATGCTGTGGCAAAACTGACCGACAAACAAAAGCGCTTTGTGCAGGAGTACCTTGTGGACCTTAACGCCACTGCTGCCGCCCGGCGGGCTGGGTACAGTGAAAAGACATCCAATGAGCAAGGTGCACGCCTGTTGGCCAAGCCCAACATCCAGACTGCAATCCATACGGCGATGAAAAAGCGCCAGGAGCGGGTGCAGATCACCCAGGATGAGGTTGTTATGGAGTTGGCTGCCATAGCCTTTGCCAATGGCACCGACTTTGCCACAATCAACGCCAACGGCCTCATCTATGTAAAGCCCACATGTGAGCTGTCTGAGGAAAAGCGCAGCGCCATTGCGGGCATCAAGTACAGCAACACAGGCCTGGGCGTGGAGATCAAGCTACATGACAAGCTCAGAGCCCTGGAGCTGCTGGGCAAGCACCTTGGCATGTTCGGCACTCAGAGCCCCGGCGATGACCCGGAGAAAAACAATATTCTTGAGATCATTGACCAGAGCACCAGTGTGGCCATGAACACCAGCGAGATACCAGAGATTGAGCCCCCGGCAGTATTTGCAAACAAAACCGATTAACAAAAGGAGGATCACAAACAATGTTGACTGACCAGGAAAAGAGCTTTTTGGATGCCGTTGCAAAGCACTACCTTGCGCCTCTTGACGGTTACCGGCTCAACCGTACCAAGACCGTTGCGGATGCGGCCTATTTCGCCGCTAAGGAACTGGGGGCAAAAGTCCCGACATGGGAGCCTGAGCAGGAGGAGTTTTTCCGTAGCTTTATGGATGGCCTTATGTTCAAAACAGAGGGACAGGCCTATCTTAATGAGGCCATCCAAGCTGTTAAGGAGGCGCAGAAACAGCGTGCAGAGGAAAGAGTTGCACACCGCATTGCTGTTACAGAGGCCGCTCAAAAACAACTGGATATTATTCTTGCCGCAGCCCAAGAAATCCAGCGTCTGACCTCAAGCCTGCGGCATGAGCATTGGTTGTTCAGTAAGCGTAGCGCTGAAATGGATGCGTTGAGAGATGTTGAGCGGCGCATTGCTGAAATCAAAAACAGTGCCGCCGCCGATGAAAATAGAGGTACTTACTACTGATAAGGGAGGATTTTACAATGGAAATCAAATGCAGAGAGCCTATCGAAACCGCAATCAACCATCACCGTGCCCTCAGCGAAAAGCTGTATAAGGAAACCATGGAGCTGGTAACCAACCCCGTGCACACCAGCCGCTTGCTGAAAATCCACAGTCCCGAAAAGGCGGCGGAGATCATGCAGAGAGAAATCAATGATATGGTGAGCCAGCAGGTTGCCTCTGACAAGCTGCTCAACGCCAAAGTGCGTGAGGCTATTGAGAGTGCCAAAAAGGCCACCACGCCGGATGAGGTGCAGAACTTCCAGAAGCCCGCAGACTACCAGCAGCAGATCAGCAATGCTCTGGAGTTTCTCGCCTTGGAGGGCGATGAGCTGACCGATGAGATCGCTTATCCTATCCTCAAGCCCTTTTTTAATGATTGGGACCAGATGCACCTTTTTGAACGGGTAATCCTCAAGCAGATGCGCCTTGAAAACGAATTCTATACCCGCCTGGCTTTCCCCAAGGCGCTGGATAGAGTGCTGGGAAAAGCAGACACCCACATTGCTCTGTTTGGTGAGGCGGAGGCCCTGCTGGAAACTCTGTTCACCCGCAAGAAGCAGTCCGCCTCTCATTGCATGATCGGTGATTTTGCTGTTTTCGGCGGCTATGGTATGGACAGCTATGATGAGCGCTGGGCCCAGGACCGCATCCTGGAGCTGGCCACTCGCATTGACACCCTGTGCAGTGACCAGGCCTTTGTCTATGACAATGTTGACCTCAAGTATGGCCGCATCCATGCTGCCCGCCACCAGATCAACCTTGCCAGCTCTGACGATGACAGCAGCTTTGTGTGGCTGTAATCCTGGGGAGGTGCTGAGGCATGGCAAAATGGGGCAAATGCGATTATAGGCAGCTCCAAAAGCTCAGAGATAACATGGCCAAGCTCCAGAGCGCCGATATGGATAAGTTTTGCAGGGATATGTCCAAGGAGCTGGCCAGTAAATTGCTGGCTCTGGTCATCCCTGCAACCCCCGTGGGCAACTATTCAAGAGAGATCACCGTCACCGCCCAGCGTGACAGCAAGCACCACAAAAAGGGCGATGTTTACACAAAACGGGTCAACACCAGCGGCAAAAAGGGCGGCACCCTGCGCCGTGGCTGGACAGCCAAGACCCACGATGAGGCGGCCAGCGGTAGAAGCAATGACAACCCGGCAGAGCATACCGGCTCCTTGCCTGTATCTAAATCGGGGAGCACATACACCATTGAGGTTATCAACCCGGTGGAGTATGCCAGCTATGTGGAGTTTGGGCACAGAACGCCCGGCGGCAATGGCTGGGTTGCGGGACGATATTTCTTAACAAAGTCAGAGGAAAAACTGCGGCAGATAGCTCCTGCCGCTATCCAAAAAAAGTTGGACGCTTTGCTGAGGGAGGCGTTTAAGGCATGAATAGAAACATTGAGATTATCGTGCCGGGCAAGTTGGCTGCGGTCAAGTTTTCATACATCCCTTTTATCAGTGACATCCAATACACCCCGGATAGTGAGGTCCAGGCCTACACTGAGCCACTGAGAATTACAGACGGTGGTATGTTTCTGTTGAACAAAGACCACCCCAGCTATGAGAGCCTTAAAAATGTGCTGGCTCCGCTGACCCGGCTTTCTGAGAAACAGCTCCACCGCAAGCATAGCAAGCTGGCCAAGGCTCCCAAGGTTAATAAACTTTCTGAAACCTACATGCTCTGCATTGAGGCTGAAATGGAACGGAGGGAAAAAGCGAAAAGGAGGCGAAACTGATGGCAAGTATTAAATCACAGATGGCTCTTGACGATGGTGTGAGCCGTGTGCTCAACAAAATTGTTAGTGCACTGGACCAGACCCTAAGCTCCTTTGAGCAGGTCCAGCGTGCCTCTGGCCAGGCGTTTGATGTGGCTGAGATCAACCAAGCAAGATTGGCGCTTGTGGGTGCCAGCAGTGACCTCCAGAACATTGCTACCGCCTATGAAAAGGCCGCCGAACAGGAGGAAAACCTCAACCGGGGCCTCCGCAGCGGCAACGCTGCGGCTGGCAAGATGCTGGGCACGGTCAAAAGCATTGCGGCCACTCTTGGTGCCGCCATCGGCCTCAATAAGCTCACGGACCTCTCTGACCAGATGACCAGCACCACCGCCCGCCTCAGTTTGATGGTGGATGATGGCGGCAGCGTCACTGATCTGGAAAACAAGATCATGGCCTCTGCCCAGCGCTCCAGAGCCTACTATCTGGACACGGCCAGCGCCATTGCAAGCATGGGCGCAAATGCTGGCTCTGCTTTCTCCAGCAATGATGAGCTCATTGCTTTCATGGAGCAGGTCAACAAGCAGTTTGTCATTGGCGGTGCCTCCGCACAGGGGCAGTCCGCCGCTATGCTCCAGCTCACCCAGGCCATGGCCGCTGGTGCTCTGAGAGGTGAGGAGCTAAACTCCATCCTTGAGAACGCACCCGGCATTGCCAGAGCCATTGAGAGCTACATGGGCGTGGCGGAGGGCTCCATCAAGAAATACGCACAGGAGGGCCTCATCACCTCTGAGGTGGTCAAAAATGCCCTTTTCTCTGTGGCGGATGAAACCAACGCCAAGTTTGAAAGCATGCCCCTCACCTGGGCGCAGGTGTGGACAAACATGCAAAACAAGGCG